GATGTAGCAGATTTATTAGGTGTAACCAAATCTTTAGTATCTAAAATGCACGAAGCATATTTAATAGATAAAGAAAATCTAACTAAACAAAAAACTTGGAAAACACCAAAAGAAGCATTAATAGCATTAGAAAAATTTGAAGATTTTAGAGATAGATACTTCCAAACAGAAACAGGCGATAAATACGAAACAGCAGACTTTCATCAAAAATGGATTCAAAGTATTTTACAAGCAATAGATGAAGGTGGCGAACAAATGATACTTTCTCCACCACGACACGGCAAGACAGATTTACTGACACACTTTGCTGTATGGCAGATATGTAGAAATCCTAATGTAAGAATTATGTGGGTTGGTGGTAATGAGGAGATAGCAAAGAATGCTGTAGGTGCTGTAGTAGATCACTTAGAACATAATGAAAAACTTATTGAGGATTTCTGTGGACCAGGACAAACATTTAAACCAAAGAACAGAAGTGGTAAGTCTTGGACATCTGGACAGTTCACTATTGCTACAAGAACTGTAACTGGTATTAAATCTCCAACAATGGTTGCTGTAGGTAAAGGTGGAAAGATATTATCAAGAGACTGTGATTTGATTATTGCAGATGACATTGAGGACCACGGCACAACAATACAACCTTCTGCTAGAGAACAAACTAGACAATGGTGGACAACTACTTTGTCATCTCGTAAAGAGGAACATACAGCTATTGTTATTATTGGGTCAAGACAGCACCCAGAAGATTTATATAACTTTCTTTTAGAGAACCCACAAGTTACAACAATCGTAGAAGAAGCACATAGTACAGAGTGTGTGTTACCAGAATTAGATATTGATGTACATACTGATTGTATGTTATGGGCAAGTAAGCGTAGTTACAAATGGTTACTCTCTCGTTTACAAGCTGCTGAAACAACAGGTGGTAAAGCTATCTTTGAAATGGTATATCTTAACAAAGCATTCGTAGATGGAATAACAATGTTTGATGTTGAAGAAGTAGATTTGTGTAGAGATGTTAATAGAACAATAGGAAACATACCAGCAGGAACACATTTAATTGCAGGACTTGACCCTGCTTCTACAGGTTTTCAGGCTTGTTTCTTATGGGCAGTTAATACTGATACAGGAAAAATGTATATGGTAGATATTGAGAATGAACAAGGTGGTGGCATTATTCAAGCCAAAGAGACAATTAAAAAATGGTATGAGAAGTATGGACTTGCACATTGGGTTATTGAGGAGAATGGATTTCAGAGAGCAATACGACAAGATAAAGATTTAAAAGATTACTGTGCAAGAATGGGTATTTATTTAGAAGGACATCAGACACAAAAAAATAAATTTGACCCTATCTTTGGCGTTGGAAGTATGAGAGAATTATTTAAAGAGGAATTAATTAGTTTGCCATATGGTAGTGCAGAAAGTGAAACTAAGAGTAATATATATCGTAGGCAACTAATTTATTTTTCTACAGGTGCTAGTAAGCAATCTGGTAGAAACAACAAGAGTGATGTTGTTATGGCTAGTTGGTTTCCTATGAAAGTAATTAGGAGATTACAAAAAGAACGACTAGCTGAGGTAGGATTAGATTATAAACCTAGTTTTGGAGAATGGAATATAAGCGATATGAACGAAAGCCCTTGGGGATAAGATGACACCAGAAGAAATACAACACGCTATTACACAGTTGCATTTTGATAATCAAAGTGCATATTCTACTAGAGGTCGTGTTCGTGCAATTATGAATGGTGGACCTGATGGTATTCTCGCATTGTTAGGCGATCAACTACAAGGTTTCCAAGATTTCCAAATACCTGTACCTAACTTGATGATGTCAGGATTAGAACACTTAGCACAAAAGATAGGTCGTATTCCAAACCTCAAAGTAGATGTACCTAATGGCAAAGATTCTGAAAGAGCAAGACAGAAAGCAGAAAAGATTGCAAGAATTGTTAATGCGTATGATGAGGTACAAAAATTAGATTTACAAATGCCACAAGTAGGTAGATGGCTACCTGGTTATGGTTTCTCTGTTTGGGTTATTAGAGAAAAGAAAGATGCTAATGGAGTTCCTTATCCTATTGCAGAACTAAGAGACCCTTACAACTGTTTTCCTGGTTACTTTGGTGCAGACCAACAACCAAAAGAAATGGCAATTATTCGTAGAGTTCCAAAAGATGCTTTAGCTAATACTTATCCAAATAGCAAAGATAAGATTATGAAAAAAGATGATGCTTACCAAACAAACATTCTTGGTGTAGGTAACGCATATGCTTCTGCTTATACAGATTCATACAATGGTTCTTGGGCTAACTCCAATGGTGATGGAGATTTAATTGCAGAATATTACAACTTAGATGGAACTTATATATTCCATATGACATCAGGAACTATTCTTGACTTCATACCTAACCCACTTGATAGTGGTCCAGCATTTGTCATTGGTAAGAAATTTGCTTTTGACAGATTGCAAGGACAGTATGACCAAATCATAGGTCTTATGGCTTCAATGGCAAAGATTAATGTGATGTCAATAATAGCTATGGAAGATGCAGTCTTTACAGAAACAAACATATCTGGTGAGATAGAATCAGGACAATATCGTAAAGGTAGATTCGCTGTAAACTATTTATCGCCAGGTACACAAGTCAGTAAACCTGCATCAAATGTTCCTTATCAAATTTTCCAACAGATAGATAGAATAGAACGACAACTTCGTGTTGGTGGTTCTTACCCTGTTTCTGATGATTCACAGTCTCCACTTAGCTTCGCAACTGGTAGAGGATTAGAAGAACTAGGTGCAAGTATGTCTCTAATGATTAGAGAATATCATACTGTTATGGCTGATGCTATAGAAATGATTGATTCTAAGAGATTAGAGTGGGATGAGAAAATGTATGGTGGTAAGACAAAAGCATTATCTGGTTATATGGATAATAAATTTTACTCTGAAACATACAATCCATCACTTGACATACAAGGATCATACAAGACACGCAGAGTGTATGGTGCTATGGCTGGTTATGATGAACCACAAAAGATTGTTACAGGTTTACAGTTATTACAAGCTGGTATCATAGACACACAAACTCTACAAGAAAACTTAGATGGATTAGATAACCTTGTTAGAGTGAATGAAAGAATTACAAAAGAAAAAGCAGATAAAGTTTTATTTGACACATTGTTAGCACAAGCCCAACAGGGTGATGCCAAGGCAACTATGGCTGTTGTACAGATAAGAAAAAATCCAGATGATATGCAAAATATCTTGGATAAATTCTTTACAGCAGAAGAACCAGAGATACCTATGGCAGAACAAGAATTGCTTGGGGGTGCGACCTTACCACCACAAGGTCCACCACCAGGCATAGCACAGTTACTACAAGGATTAGGTGGCTAATGTCAATTAATAAAAAGTTTGCAGATATAGTACACAACTCATTAGGTGATGTTGATGAACTTGGTGATGATATATTAATGGATGAAGAAGTTTTCCAACCAAGAATATTTAAAGATGAAATGCCACCAATGGTGTTTCCATTTGGTTATATGATAATCAGTTCAACTTTTATGTATTATGATGATGAGGAGCAAGATGGCAACGAGGAGTTCTAGTAACAAAGGTACTGATAGGAGAGCATTAAATGTTCCACCACCAGCACGAAATACACAAGACAATACACAAGCTGTAAGAAGAATACCTGGTATGCCTTATGGTGAACAACAAGCATTAACACAACAGCAACAAGCTGCACCATTACCAAAAGATACTACTCCACAAGCACAACCTGCTATGAGGAGACCAATACCTCAAATGGATGTGTTTGCACAAACACAAAGACCAAGTGAACCTGTTACATCAGGATTACCTTTTGGACCAGGAGTTGGAGCAACTGAACCAGTATCTGATGATCCAGATATGTTATTAAGAGCTATTTATTCTGTTTATCCTGACCCTTTACTTCTTAGATTATTAGGAAATAAAGGTGTATGATAAATGTAGAAAATCCAAACTTTGAAGATGAGTTTGAAGCAGAGATAAAAACTAAAGAACAGAGATTTGCTGAATTAAAATCACAATTATCAGCTAATAATAAATTCAAAGCAAGACTTGCTAATCGTAATTTACAAATAGCTCCATATATACCATCAACTATTCCTGCTGGTATGGGTTTAATTGGACAAGATATAGAAGAAGTTAGTCCTGCTGTATTACGAAATTTAGCACTACAAGTTCAAGATCAAGATAATAGTTTATGGAATAGTATTACAGATAAACTCAAAGGCGTAACAAGAGGAGTATTTCTTGCTGCTGATGCAGGTTTAGATTTTGTTAAAGGACAGTTACTTGGTAGATTTCCAGTTGAAATAGGTCAGAGATTTAATGACAAATTAGCAGAAGGTAAATCAAGAACAGTTGCATTAGGAGAAGTATTTGATGAATTTGATGATATAAGAAAAAAAGTAGGAGATACTGCTTTTACTATGGCACTTCGTGAAGCATCACAAGGCAGAGAAATAAATCTCGGTGAAGGAATTATTCCACAATCAACACCAATTAAAGAAACAGAAGAATACAAAGAATTAGTTAAAAGAGGTGTTGCACCAGATAAAGCATTAGAACTAGCACAAGATATTGTAGGTAAACCAATTACAAGTATTGCTAAAGAACAAGCAATTAGTGGTGTTCAATTTAGAGGTGATACAAGAGCAGGTTTACAAGCAGGTGGATATACACCAGAAGTAACACTAGGTAGGTTAATTGCAGAACCTTTAGTTGCTATGAATATAATAGAACCAGGTACAAAAGGTTATAGAAACTTATCAGGGTCTGTAGATTTTGTAGGAACATTAGCACTTGACCCTGCTAACTGGGTAACACTTGGTGCTGCATCTGTTGCTAAAGGTGCAAGAAGTATAAAGTTTTTAGATGAAGCACAGAAAGCAAAACAAATAGCTGAGTATGGTGGTATATCTGGTGGTCTTAGAAAAACAGTTATAGAGAAATATCCTAAGTTAGGTGGTTATTCTGTAGAAGGATTTTTACAATCTGATAAAGGAGTAAATCTGCAAAAGTTTTTAGTTAGTGGTAACACACCTGAACAAGCAGCAGGTAATGTAGATTATTTATCAAGTTTATTTAAAACAAAAGATTTAAAAACTTTAAATAAAATTGCTAAATCATCTAATGAACAAGAAATGTATGGATTATTAACAGATTATTTTGGTAAAAATATTAATCAAAAAATACCTTTTTCTAATAGATTGTTTAGTACATATAAGGGTGGTGGACAAACTAAAAGAACACAACAATTATTTTCTAAAATTACAGGAACATCACCAGAACTAGCAAATTTTGGTGTAGGTCCTGCAATAAGATTTAGTAATAAATGGTCTCCTATTGTCAGATCGTTTTCTAAATTGTATGAGCCAGGTTTAGACCCAACAGATATAGATGGTTCATTGGTTACATTACAAAATATGATGAGACAAATGGATTTACCTGCTGAAACAAGAGCAAAAATATTATCAGAAACTATTGATAGTTTAGACCAGTTAGATGCTGCTGATGATGCAATATTAAAACAAATTACATTAGGTGAATCAGAAACAGCTTTTTCTGCTTTTGTTGATCCATTAGCACAGCTACCAGAACAAAGAGTAGCTAATTCATTTGCTAATGCAGATATATTATTTCAAGCATCTATTAGGTCTGCTAAAGCATTTAAAGAAGAACTAACCAAAAAAATAGATGATGATTTATTATCAGAAACTATTATTGATGAAATAGTTAGTATTTATGAAAAGCCACTTAAAGAAGCAGGATTATATTTTGTTGATGAAGTAGGTCAAGCATTTAATTTTGGAGATCAATTAAAAGCATATGTTAATGGTTCTCCTGTGGACATTCCTACTTTTAGATTAAGCACAGAGTTAGCACAAAACTATATACCTGTTATCCCTGCAAGTAAAGTTGTTAAAGCAACTAACATATTAAAAAATAATGTATTGAATAATACACCATTAAAATCATTTGCTAAAACAACAAAATTAGAAGATGGTGCTGTAAAGTTACTTGCAGATAAATATATATCTTCTGCTTGGAAACCTGCTGTATTACTTAGAGGTGCTTGGACTACTCGTGTTATTGCTGAAGAACAAATCAGAATGTGGGGTAAAGGATATAGTAGTTTAACTTCTCCTCGTAGATTAATCGCTCTTGCTACAACTAAGATGACAGGAAAACCCATAGACCCAACAGGTACATTACAAATAGTTAGAAAAATAGAACAAGGTGTGCCTGATACAGAAATAGAAAATCTTATATTTAGAGAGTTTCCTAATTTACCTAAAAGATTTAAGTATCAAGGTGAAGAAATAAGTATGTTACAAGCTATGAAAAAATATTGGATTACAGGTGATAAAGAATTACTTGATATTGTAGAGCTTACTTCAAAAGAAACACAAGTTATGGAAGAATTTTTTGATGCTATATCTGGTACACATAGAGGTTATCAAGGACTGAAACAAACCAATCCAAGTTATGCAAGAAAAGCATTTAGTATTTTTGATAAAAATGAAAATCCTAGAGGTTATGTAGATGCTATGATGACAGAATATCAACAG